CCCTCTATTACCTCGGGGGTTGGTCTGACCATGGTATATTTAGTACCATCGGGAGTGTCCACCGCTTTAAAGTAATGCGATAGGAATTTAATTCTCCTAAAGAAGATATTGGTCCACCTATGAGTCAATCCAGGAGCTGGCCCGGACGGATCTCGATCTAATGGAACCCACTTCTCTAAGAAAGTAAGCTTCCTACCTAACCTCCGCTCCTCTCCAGAGAAATATTCTCTCAGGATGGTTGATGAGCCATTTAGAATGAACTCAGGAGCGCGCGGTGTGGCGTACCCTATCGCTATTTTATCAGCGAAGTGGCATTTCTCAGGGTTGAAGACAGCCCCAAATCTTTCGGAAACGCTCTCAGCGACTTTCCCCGAAATAATCTTATGGTGATGATCCCATTTATCATCACCCTTTTTAACATTAAACGCAATAATGTTATCATCACCCTGAACTCCAAGGTGATATGATTTGACTGAAGAATCAGCCAGAGCATCTGTCATATAGACAAAATTAATTATGGTGCCAACTATAGCAGTTAACCCAGAGCCAGAGGGAAGACCCTCCCTTGTGATGACCGTTCTACCGGTCGGTAATACTACATGCGTATTAATGAGACAATCCTCAAGCCACGATAAACACCGGGAATCACTTGAAATTTCCTCTCGCCCTACAGCCAGAAGGCGCCGTATGATGTCAAAAGCGAGGGAGATTTGTTGTGGTCCGACATTAGTATCGAAAGCCGAGAAATCGCCATTGATAAACGAATTAAATTTACTAATTCGCTCCACAATTTTAGTTGGATCCCCAGAAAATTTATTGAATCCAACATATATCCCGTTCGAATAATCATGAGCCCACTTAGTTAGCGGGATCACGAAACGGGCGGCCATTAACGCCTCGTGAGCGTCAGCCATGTATACTGCCCTACCTAGCAGTTTTCCTTCGGCGAGCTTTTCTTTTGCTCGCGTTCTGGTGAGTTTCGATGGCCTTCCGGCCATAGCGTATCTGGGAACTCCTCTCCCAACAATGTCTTCAGTCAGGGACTGACTGATCAGGTTTTCAGAAACTGAAATAGCTAATGGGAGACACTCTCCCTTTGTTTTAAAACCCATCGATTTGTACGTTGGGCCAGGATTGGCTTGGGTGTTTTGATTTTGCTCAAAACCCACATCCCTCAGAGAAATTGGTGCGACGCACCCGAGGGAACCTCCCATCTTCTGTAAATAATGGTCGGGGGAAAATCGATTGAAACATCGATCTTTATTCTTATCAATACGATTGATAGCGCGTTGGAGGTCATCGATTCCCCCTCCGATCCTGATCTGATCGGTGCACTTGTTATATTGATGGAGTTCTCCTCCACCCATAAGTTTCATTATTCCTTCTTGGAATAAATTCTTTTCAACAACCATGCTTGGTGCACGATCATAAGGATGATATTCCTCGTCGGGAATATATTTTAAATGTTCGTATCGATTTACGAACAATTTGTTTGCCTCATCCCTCGCGCCCCAGCCGCCCATTCTGGAATGGACGGGAGCGCGAAAGGACCTGCAGTTAACAATGGACCTAGCCATCGATGTCAAAAATGTCCTTATCGACATTCGGAGGTTGGGGGGTATTCTCCCCCTTGTCTGCAGCTTGCTTTCTAGCTGCCGTGTCACGTGCCTGATTGAGGCCCGTGATGATCTTAGTGCTCGAAAGAGCGCTACGAAAAGGCTCGTAAAGAGCCTTCTCTTTCTTTTGGGCCTTGTTGTTACGCACGGCCATTAAATAAGATTCTTCGGTGAATCTCGTTTTAAGCTCTACCGAAGTAGAGTAATTTTGAAGAGCAGCATCCCGCTCTCCGTTGGTAAGGACGACGTTCCTGACGTCCTTGATTTGCTTAAGCTGCGGAAACAGCTTGTTTGATTCTTGACCGAAGTAATTGGCTTCGGCCCGTAAGTTTTTTAACTGATCAAGAAGATCAGCCTCTTTCTTGGAGTATTCCTCCAAGATTTTTTTTCTTTTATCCTCCAATTCCTGGAGGAGGTCCATGCCTTTCTTCTCATCGGAAGAAAGGGATTGTTGTTTTTTAGGAACAAGGCTGTTCCTAATAGTTTCCTCTGTCGAGACAGAGGTCATGGCGTCAAGCATTCTTGACGCGCTATTGAAAAGACCTCGGAGAGTCGCCTCCGAGATTTTGTTGTCAAAGTCTGATCTAGACTTTGCAAGTTTGGAAAGTCGCAGGAACTTCCCTGCAACCTTGTTATCGAGGCTGAGAGCCTCGACTACGATACAGAAGACGACAAGTGCGTCTTCATCTTTGGTAGCCAGCGCGTGTTCGCGCCGGCCAGAGTAAGGCTGGCTTTTTAAGCCAGCCACGATTCCGTAGAAGGAATTGCGGTCCGGTTTTCTTACCCACACCGGGAGGGACCGCTCCCACCAAGGTGTGGTGACGGCGTCACTAAAATTTGACGCCATG